TTCAATTCTTTTAATATGCTTTGGCATACATCCACAATTTCATCATGTACTATTTTTTGAGCAATGTACTTGTTGATATCTTCATCACTCTCTAAGTATGTAGTAATGTCGGATTTGAGCACAAATGGAAATGGCTCCCATCCATGTTTCTCTAGTTGGTCTTTGTCTAACTTACCTGTGTAGTATTCCCATTTCAACTTCTTCATCTTATTATACTTGAATTCAGCTTCTTTTGAAAGCAAACGATGCCTTGAAAGAATATTCAAATACTTACTGTGTAGTTGTGGGATGTTGATAAGTGCTTTACCTGGTTCTGTTCTATCAATGACAGAATCGGCACGCCACATTTCTAATAAATCATCAAGCTGTTTCATAATTAAAATCCTCCTATTTACATAGGATACACTAAAAAAGGATGCCTGTCAAGCCTTTTTAAAACAATTTTTCTATGTCGAAATAACTGAATCTAAAAGTGGCATCGGCACTCATGGTAGTTTCTGGACTATCGGTAGCACTCAAAATGAATTGAGATACCGATGTTGGAAAACAATCGTAAAATTTAAATTTAAAGTAAGGCGTATTAGATGAAGACAATACGGTAATTGAAGCGTCAGAGTATTGTGGCTTAGGTGATTGTGCCGCACTGGCAATTCTATTGAGTCTACCTAAATTTTGATATTCTGAAAAGTTTGTAGGGAAAGTCATCGCACGAATCCAGTCATGCATTTCAGTCCATGCTTTTAATTCTTCGTCAATCAAAAACGTAACACTCAGCATATCGTATATAGCCTTTTCACCAGGAACATATACGTCAACGAATGGAGTGTTTTGTGGTACTTCTGATAATGCAATACCAGGTATACCTACAGACTGACAAAAATATTGCATACTTGGAGCCCGAGCAAAATTCAATATGAATTTATTCGGTTGTAGTACGTTTGGATTTGTTGGGTTTCTATCTAGTGCGCTCATATTGGTATTTATAAAGAAAAAAAAGAGGAGTATTTCTACTCCCCTTTTAAGTACCCTCTTAGTGGGGTTTATTACATGATGTTCTTAACAACAAACGCACGATAGTAGTTGTTAGTAACAGATGCAAATTTACCAACACCTTGTGTTGTGCCTTGTGCAAATGGGTTAGCAACCATGCCGTAACGAGTCTTGAAACCAATTTTTGGTTGGAATGTTGTTGTATCAACTGCACGAACCATTTGCAATGGAACGTATGGGCAGTAGAATAGACCAGCATCATATGCGTTAGTACCTTTGTAACCGATAACGGCAAACTCAGATGTACCAGTTGCAATGAAATATGGATCAATGTAAACTTTGATACGACCGAACAATGTACCAGCAAATGTATTGCCTGTATCATCAACAGTCAAGTTAACTTGAGAAGTCAATGCAGAGTTGTAATCAAGGATACCAGCCATTGCCAATGCAGATGCAACATCTGAAGAGCAAATCATGATATTACCTTTACCACGACGTGTAGCTTTAGCAATTGCGTTAGCTTCACGTTCAATCTGAAATGCAAGACCTTTAACTTTTTCAACCATCCAGCGACCGTTAGAGTCAGTGTCTAAGTCGAATGTACCAACAGTTGTAGTACCGATTTGTGCGCCTGTAACAGCAGTACCGTAGATTGTACGAACAACTTCACGGTTAATCTCAGCAAGAATTTCAGCAGAAAGAATGTTTGACAATTCTGTTTCTGCATCTAAACCGTGAACTGCTTTCAAGTCTTGTGCAAGTTCGATTGAGTATTCTGCTTTTAGAGCACGTGTGTTAGCAGTTACTGTAACTTTCTCAATTGAGAAACCCATTTCACGGAACGGATTATCTTCGCCTGCTGCAGTCAAATATGGCTGAGAGTTAGAGAAGATTGTGTTCGCAAAAGTGTTGTTAGTAGAACCACCAAGACCAGCAGCAAGAGTACCTTGAGTCTGTGTTGCACCACCAGAGAAAGCAGTATTAGCTTCGTTGTAGAATGCTTCGTTAGTTGTTGATTGTGTTTGTGAACCATAAACTGAACGCATTGCAAAAATCAAGCCTGTTGGACCTGTCATTGGTTGAACACCGCAGATATCGTATGCAATCAAGTTAGGTAATGAACGGCGAACCAAGCTGATTAAGATTGGGTCGAAACCGGCAACAGGACCTGTTGCAGTTGAACCACCACCGAAACCGCCTGTACCAGCAGAGTTAGTTGGCACAGCTTCGTTAATCATTCCTGATTTCATCATTTCTGTTGCTTGGTTTTCCAAGATAACGGCTGTTACAGCACGCTTATATGGATCACTAATTTTTGGGAGGTCAGCGTGGTCTAATACGCCTTCCCATTTTCTTTGTAGGTCTTCGGACAAATACATTTTTTTATCTCCTAGGGGTTTAAATTAAAATTTTGATTTAGAAATTGCTTGTGAGACAGCAGCAACGAATGGGTCATTAATGACTTTCTTTTCGTCCGCTTCTTCAAACTGTTCGTGTAGTTGTGACGCATTGGCTTTCTTAGCGCCAGATGGGAAGTAATTTTCACGGATTGTTTCAAGCTTTGATTGGTATTCGTCCTCTGTGGAGAATTCTACACCCTCTGCGAGTGATTTGATTTTTTCAGCTTGAGTGGCAGTGAGTCCTTCAGTAACTTCACGAGCAATTTCACTCTTACGTGATTCAACTAATGCCTTAGCATATGATACACCACGCTCGATTTCTTCGTTAAGTTTGCCTTCTAGTTCTTCAACTTTACCAGCAAGTTCATCAACGAGGTCAATCTTTTCGGCAGGAACATCAATATAGTGTTCTGCGAATAGGTTACGCAAGCCACCAATAAAGTCTTCTGTTAGTTCTGCACGTAGACCAGTTTCGATTGCGATTTGGTTTTCTTCCATCCATTGTTCAACAACATATGAAAGATAATCGTCAACTTTTTCTGTCAAGTCAGACTTAACTGCTTCAAGGGCTTCTTCAAGCATGCCTGCATACTTGGATTCAATTTGTTCTTCAATTTGTGATACACGGTCAGTGATACGTGCTTCAAAAATTGTTGCAACTTTACCTTTGAATTCTTCTGAAATAGTAGAATCATCAGCAAACAATGCATTGATATCGGAAGACAAATCTAATTTATCTTCAACGATAACTTCACCATCTTCTTCAACGGATTCTTTTTCAATACGTGAAGTAGGTGTTAAAGTTGTTTTACCATCACCAGATATCATTTTGTTTACATTAGCTGTAGACGCAGATGATGGTTTAGTTTTTGGAATCTCATTGGTTTGTTTAGCACCGTTTGGTTTCATGTCGTAATCCTTGTAAGGATCTTCGCCAACACGGTCTTCGCCTTCAGAAGGCTTGTTTGTTGGTCCACCAAGTAAAGCATGACTGCCGTCACCTGGTAATTTTTCCATTGGCATAGCGCCTGCTTTTGACTTGCTTCCCGCAAGAATGTCTGCAGCTGCTTCCATTAATTTGTTATTTGACATTAGGAATCTCCTTATGATTTCTTATTTATAAAATTAAAGTTTTCTGAGGTAATTTTCAAACAATTTAAGAGCAACTGCTTCAACTTGTTTAGGAGATGCTCTTGTTATTTGTCTTTTAGCGTTATCAAAATCTGCTTCTACAAAGCGTCCTTCAACAAACATCCATTCTTTGTTTTCCATGATGCCGTTAACAAATGCGCCTGGTGCAGATGGGTCTGCTACAATATCAGCCGCCGTTGCCAATCTTAGGTCGTCTTGGACAAGATTGTAACCCTCTCTAGTCATGGTTACAGAACCTAGTGCTCTTGATGAAACACCTAAGTTAACTCCGTTATCAATAAAATTTTTAACGATTTGACCATAGGGTGTATCAAGAACAAGAGCCTTACCATAAAATGTATTTCCATCTTCTTTGAGGGAAACAATTTTGTGTGAGACTCTTTCTAAGTTAATTGTTGGGGTATCAGGATGTCCTAATTCACCCAACGCACGATTGGTATTAATGTATTCTTCGGTATATCTTTTCGCTTCATTACGTAAAGTTTTCATTTCATACATACGATTATTTTTATTAACCGTGTCACCAACTAAAAAAGTACCTTCGATATAAAGGTTCTTTTTACCGTTCTCGGAAGCTTCAGTTAGATATTTAACTGCTTCTATATGTTCTCTAATAAGTTTCATATTAGTATCCTGATGGAGCAACTGTATATGTTGCGGCTTTACTTACTTCCATTACAAGAGAACCACCTGTTGTAATAGTAACAACAATTGATTGATTGTTAGTATTGGCGATTGAATAATTAAAATCGTCCAACAGCATAGACCCTGCATTGTGTAGTGACAAAATTGGAACAGAGTTTCTAACGATGGTAATGCTACCGTTTGTTGACCATGTTACACGTTTGATATTTGCAGAGTTAATGGTTTCGTTTGCGTTGGCAGACAAATCTGCTAATGCAATTGTAGCTGCGCCAGCATCAACAACTCTAATAATTGATGTTGAGCGTTGTGTGTTGATTACTTCATATGCCATTTTATCTTAGTCCTATTGATGAACGTCTACGCATACTCATTTTTCTTTTCACTAATGTGCGGCGCAGTTTTGCTCTTCTAGTTGTTTTCCAAGACCTTTTTAACAGTCTTGCTTTTCTTAATCTTACTGTTGCAGGTATACGTTTAACTGTGTTACCTGAAATTCTATAACCTTTAATACCAGAACGCTTGACATTCTTTTGAACAACAATACGCCCCTTGGCATTTCTTCTAACTCTGCGGCGAATCTTTTGAATTCTACCTTGTTTGATAATGTTTGTATTGCGTTTAGCTTCATCCAAAACTTCTTCAAACATATCTTCTGCAACATAACGCTTTGCTTCTGCAAGACGTTTTGCTACTACTTCATTTAAATGTGCAAAGAGTTTATCTTTTGCCTCATCTAATTTATTTTCGATTAGTGAATTTAAAAAACTCATTTTGCATGCTTGAAAGCAAAGTCAGATGCTTTCGTAAAATGTTCTGGAGACTTGTGTACTAAATCTGCAAACTTTTTCTTGTTATCATCATTTAATGATTTGTGTACTTGCGTCAATGCAGATGCGGTAAAGTGGTCAACCTTACGTGTATGACCAGATGCAAACTTAACCGACTGTGCTTGTTTGTCGTTCACTATCTTATGTAGGGTATCCATTACCGCTTCATTAATTTCAACTTCTTCTTTAACTTTACCTCTTGGACCAAGTGTAACAACTTTTCCAACAGGATGTTTTTCTAAATCTTTTACTGCACTTGCTTTATCTAGATATGAGGCCAAACTCAAAGTCTTACCTTCTTTATCAACGATATGATGAGTGTCTGATTTTGGTTTCTTTTTACCAATTGCCATTTCAGAAACTACTTCTTCAGCTTGAATTGCAGCAACTTCTACTGGACTATCATATGGTACAGAGAAGTATTTGTTTAATTGTTTGTTATGATATAAGGCAATTTTTGTTCCATCTGGATACAAACGAATTGCTTTTCTCTTTAATAACAAAACATATGGAGGTGTTGGGCCTGGATTGGATTCATCTAACTGCTCAACGTCAACAAAATCTTCATCTTCTTTAACAGCACGGCGTGCCTGCATGTTGATTGATTTGTTATTAGAAATCAAATCTACCATCTTGTTAAAGAGGTTTTGAATAATCATTCTATCTGCATTGTTGAATGTTGGTTTTTCTTCACCCATCTTTTCCAAGATTTTGTGAATACGCTGAATCTGTGCCTTATTGGCAAGACCAGCACGAACCAAAGCATCAAACTTAGAGTAGTCTGCTTTTTCTTCTTCAACGATAGATTTAAATTCTAATAGAGATTTCATTCTTCTTCTGTTGCAACTTCTTCGTTACTACCGTTAAAAATGTTTTGTGCAAGTTCAATCTTACGTGTTTCTAATGCTTGGAATGAACGAGCGGAAAGCATATCATTTAAGATATCTTTAGCAGACGCCGCATTACCTGCGGCTAGTTCGTCAATGAATTCTGATGTTGACATAGTGTAATTTCCTTTTTAGATTATTTCTTATTTAGTCGAGATGAATATTTTTCCACATCTGCGTCTAATTGAGGAGTTTGTGATTCATTTGAAGCTTCATCTTGTGTATTGTCTACAGGAGGATTTGCTTCTGCATCAGCTTGTTGTTGCTGTTGCATCTCTGGTGGCATTGTTGGTCCGCCAGTTCCTGCTGCTTCTTCTTTTGCAATCTGTTTCTTCATTTCGGCAATTAATTCTTTGTCCATTTGAAGTACATTCTTTTGAACCCATTCCATAGAGTAGTATCTACCGATATATGGGTCAACAGTTTGCAACACACTTAATCTTTCACGGAGGATTTCAGCATCACGCATTTCGGTGAAGTTGTTGTCCTTCATGTAGTTGTAGTAAATGTCTTCTCTGAATTCGTCCCATTCTTCTAAAGTACAAATGCCTTTTAAGACTAATTGTGTTTTTAATGCATGGTCAAAAATTTGAGAAAACTTGTTACGCAGTCTAACAATAAACTTTGTGAACTTAACTTCATCTCTTGTGACTTCAGTTGTACGTCCAACACCAATCATACCACCTTGTTGTGGTTCTAAACGGCTAATAGGCACGTTTAATGATTGTAATAGTTTTTGTCTGAAGTACTTAACGTCTTCTAACTCACCAAGGTTTTGACCAGCAGGCAGTGTTGTAATCTCTGTACCTTTACCACCCTCACGGCGTGGCAACCAGAAGTCTTCTAACATAGACATGTGTTTGCGGTCATCACGCAATTCACCAGTCTGTGCATCATAGACCATCTTGTTACGATATTTCAACATAACATCACGCAAGTATTGTTCAGCTTTACCTTTTGGTAAATTACCAACGTCAATATAGAAAATACGGCGCTCAGGTGCTCTTGAAATACGATAGATAACTACCGCATCTTCAATCATACGCAACTGATTAAGGGGTTTGATTGCCTTATGTAAGTATGAAATAACGAATGTATTTTTTGCATCCATCATACCAGAGTTTACGTTAATAACGGACTCTGTAGCAATACGAAGACCAGAATTTACTTCTGATGTGAAACTTTGTGCAGAAGGCGCTCTGTCATTATAGACATAGTACTCTGCAATAGATTGAATGATTTGAGCCCCACTTTTTGGATCTCTCATCTTTTTAATCTCACGCACTTTACGAATCTTGCGTGGATCAATATATCTTAATTCTTGAATACCATTTTTTGGATTAGATTCATCTATTACAACGTGGTAATAAATTCGTCCATCAATGTACCAACGCTTAAACAAATCGTCAGAAAGATTACCAAAATTGAGCATCTTTAAGACGTTTTCAAATTCTTCAATGATTTTCTTTTTAATTGTTTCAGGTTGTTTTAACTTATCAAGTATAATATCAACTGTACGACCAGTTACATCATGTGTGATAGCTTCATTAACAATATCATCAATCGCCATTTCAAGCTCAGGATGATTTGCCATTTCACGATAACGGGTAATTAATTCTAGTTCATTGCGAACAGCACCCTCCAAGTCTACATACGTTCCGTAGTAGGCATTTTGCGTTATCGTTACCGCACCGTCATCCAACGCTTCCGTTGGAAGTGCGAAAGAAGGTTGTTCAGGGTTTTGTAACTGAACAACGTCTTTATTTCCGAGTGTAAACCCGAACAGTTTAATTGCCATTAAATATCCATTCTATAAAAATGGAGAAGGACCGAAGTCCATCTCTCTTAAATCACACTATCAGTTACTGATTCCCACCATTGATAAGTGAGAGTAACAGAAAACTCCTCAAATGTATCATTATAACCCCAATCAACATCGATTGGTGTAACATCAGATGGAAACAAACCAATAAATTTATATTTCTTTAATTCAGATCCTGTTTTGCCATATTGTGTAACTGCACCATCAACTGTATAACCACCAGCTGATTGTAGTGCAGCTGGGTTTCGCACGTTCAATCCATGACTATTAATTCCTGCCATCCAACGCTCAAATGCGTTACGGATAACAAAGTCTTCATCATTGATGATTGTGATTGTCCAGTCAGCAAATGTTCTGTTACCAACAAACTTTAGTTCTCTTCCAAAGTATTGAACTGGCACAACACCTAGCGTTGAGCCAGGCAATTGTGCAGTCTTACACATGAAAGTTGTTTTTGCTTGTGCTGTTCCTGGCGTTGAAAACGCAGGAAACGGCAAAGATACTTCGAATAGATTTGGACGGGCACCGTCGCCAACTAGTTGGGAACGGAATTCGTTTACGTTAAATGCCATTTAATTTCTCCTGTTTCTCTATTTATTAGAATCGCCCAACAACTTCTTCAAAACTTACGCCTGTTCTTACTGCAACAAAGTTAAGTTGGATAAAGTTGATAGAACGTGCAGGTTTAATGTATATATCACCAACGAATTGATTAGAATCAATAACATTAGGTGTATTATTAGAACCATCGCACACAACACGGAAGTCTGTAATACCACGGCGTCCTTGAACATCACGCAAGAATGGTTCAACTAAGTTAACAAACTGTGCTCTTGTGAATTGGTCGTTAAACTCAAACATGGAAGAACGAGCAGCCTTAGCAATAGAAGTTTCAAGTACGATGAATAAACGGCGTACATTGATGCGGTCAAATACAGATGGGCGACTCAATAGAGTTTTATCTCCAAAGAGTACTGTACCTTCGCCTTGGAAAGTAACAACTGGATTTACACCAACAACATACATGTTATCACGTTCTGCCTTAACTGGATTCCAAGCAAGTTTAATAACATTCTTGATAGTACCTCTGTTGAATCCACCAGGTGAGAACCATGGGTCA